ATACCGCATCGCCGCCTGCAACGGCTAGCGTGCTTGGCGGCGTTATTGTTGGCGACGGCTTAACCGTCGATGCTAATGGCAGGATTAGCACAAAGTCTGATTTAACGTTGCAATCTCAGGTCGTTGTCCCGAGTGGCCTGCAGGCGTGGAGCAGCGATGCTAAAGCGGCCAACGGCAGCGGCCAGATGTTAACCTTAAAACAAGGCATCACGGGCGGAGCTTATACGCTGGCCGATATTTTAAAAAAATTGGTCAGCGTTTCGCACGACCATGGCAAAGGCAGCTTTGGCAACGCAGGCAGCGTCTGCCGTGCTAACTGCGATTGCAACTGCAATTGCGGCGATGATGGAGGTGAGTAACAATGAGGATTTTTTGGAGGGAAAACGACTCGCGCTTTCGCGCGGAGCTGCGTGTGACCGATGACGGCCGTTTTACTGCACATGTTTTCTTGCCCGACAATAAAAAATATATCGAGGTGGGAAAACACGGAACGCCTTTATCAGGACACAGCACATACAGCCTGCTTTATCGCGATGCCGGTTTCCTGATCCGCGACAAAGCCAACGTCCAATACCGGTCTCAAATTAAAATCGTGCCAACAAATCAGCTCACTATGGGCCGTCGCGTAAAATACGAGGAGGTCGAGAATGAGCTAGACGCAATGGTTTTGGCTCAGCTGGACACAAACACGGTGAGCGGAGAAATCTGTGAGCTACAGCTGCAGCTTTTCCGTCTCAGCCCCAAGACAAGCAATATCTTTTTGCCGGAGGGAATGTCGACCGAAATCGTCAATCTTGACATTGATGATGTTTTTAAAAACGGCTCGAAGCGTCATAGCTTTTGGGACACATATAGCATTGCTATTGATGAAGCAGAATGCAAAAGCGGCGAACGCACTGCTGAAAGTCTGTCGGTAGCGATGGCCGGCAGAGAATATGTTGACGTGGAAGTGCAAAAATACACCAACAATTTTGTTGAGAAATTGAATCGCGAGGAAGACAATGAGGAAGTTTTTATCGAATGCACGGCCGGAATCGCGAATTGTCAACGCGTTCAGCTGGTCCGCGGCCGCGGAAGCTTCCGCTGGTATAACTTGGGTTACACCGGGAAATTGAAAATTAAGCTGGGGTGGCGCTGGTATAGTGGCGTGGCCGATGTCGGGCTGGAGGTCAGCGATGGAGAAAATTAAAAAAATCACAATTTACCTTGGCAGCAAATGCAACCTCAATTGCGCCTATTGCCATCGTGAGCCTGATAAAAATGAGCACGGGATAACAGATGATTTGCTTAAGCTAATCGACGACTACCAGCCGCAGGAAATTCGCTTCTTGGGCGGCGAGCCGACGCTCTACATGGATGACATCAAAAAAATTGTTGCTCATTATCCTAGAGCAAAATTTGCCGTCACGACTAATGGCGTACTGCTGGCACAGTACATTGATTATTTCCGGGAGCATAATTTCCGTGTCACTGTCAGCTTTGACGGCGGCGCGGAGAATCTGCGAGGCTTTGAGCCATTGCAGCAGACTGTTGATTATCCTGATTTCAGCATCAGCACGACGCTGACTCATGACAATACAAATTTCAACGCCATCTTGCGAAAATTCACGGCGGCAGAAAAACGCATTGGCAGGCTGATGATGTTTTTTCCGCATATCGCCCATCACACCAATGCAGCTAATGCGCAATATGCGCTGACAAAGGAAGATGTAAAAAATCTGCTGGAAAATTATCGCAGGGCTATATATAGTTTTTGGGATACTTACAGCAGATACGGCGTTATCAATCTGCGCTATAAAGCAATCTTTTCACAGCTTTGGCTTGCCTATAACGCTGATTATGATTTTGGCGAGACATACTGCGCTAACAAGCATAGTCTTAAAGTCAATGCAAACGGAGAAATGTTTAATTGTTCGTATATACGTAGCCTATCGCCTGATAAAAACGCCTTGATGCTGCTTGAAAAATTTCCAGACTGCGCTCATTGTGACGTCTATCCGATGTGTGGCGGCGCCTGTGTGCAGAGCAAGTCGCATGAGCTTGAGTGCTTATATTACAAGCAGCTTTATACCATGTTTCGCAATTTTGTCGCTCATATTCCGAAGAATAAGCTGGAAAAATTAGTGAGGTGCTTGTGATGCTAAAAGTAGATTTATTCCCTTTCGCTGATGTCGTGGAATTGCCTGGACGAGTAAAGCTCGACAAATCAGGCGAGGTTTACAAATTAAGCTATATTGAGGGAGATTTTAAAAAGTCTGTCGCGATAAACACAAATTGCATTGCCAATGGCAATGTGGCGATGGTTATCTATAGCCCGCTCAATCAAAAGCTGCTTGTGCATTACGGCTTCTCTGCCTTGTGCGAGGCTATGGATGTAACCCACAGTGAGTTTTTAAAATTGACGCAGCTGCACGGCCTTATGCAGCTTGATCGTTATGGCGACACGATATATATCAAAGTATTTTTGCCAAAGGGACAATATTGCCTGGACAGCGATACAAATAGCTACGCAAACAAGCTCTATCTTAACGCTGACTGCATCCATCCGCTTGATTGGCAATATATGCCTACATTTGATTTACTGGATGCCAAAATTGACAACGGAAAATTGATTTTGGAGCTTAACACCTGCAGGCCTTCTGTCGACGCGGCGAACGGCAATATGCATATCAATTATGCAGGCCAATGCCTGGAACTGCGCCAAGGAGAAAACAGATATGAATTTGTTTACGTGCCGGGAGAAAATGCGTACATTGGCTATCCGTACAGCAGACGGAAAGGCCGCGTTTTGGAAATTGATAGGGCGGTGCTATCATGCAGCAGGTAAGATTGATGCTGCCGGAAGCATGCTGTAATTTAAAATGCGCGTACTGCCTAAACAGCAATAACATCTTGGGAGAAAAGACGAGGCTTGATTTTAAAAAGGTTTTTGAGCTAATCGACATGAGCGGGTGCAATCTGGTATCCGTCTGGGGCGGCGAACCGCTGTGCAATCCAAATTTAAGCTGGCTTTTAAAAAAGCTTAGATGGGCATACCCGGAAAAACAAATCAGCCTGCTAACCAACGGAACGTGTTTAAATAAAAATTATGTCAAGCTATTCAATGAGCTGGATATCCATGTAGGCATATCACATGACGGGCCGGCGCAATATTTGCGCTGTGAGGATTTTTTGACCGATAATTACATTGAGCTTCTTAAAACGCTTAAACATTTTACAGGCTTCAATTGCGTTGTCAGCCGCAAAAATTGCAATTTAAAGGCAACATATGATTTTTTTGTGAGCAGATGCAAGGAAATCGGTGGAGACTGGCAATTGACATTTGAAATGTTTGAGCTAACACAGCCGGAAATCCTCGACCATATGCCAAGCGTCGAAGAATACGAGTTGCTCAAAGAAAATTATGTGGCTATCATGGAGCTGGCCAACGAGGGACGGCCGCATCTCGAAAGCATGAAGCAGCGACTGCGGTCGCGCAATCCGACTGGCTTAAGCTGTGGAGCTGACCAGCGCTTGACGATTGACTGTGCAGGCAATATTTATCACTGTCAGGTCACAGCGGAACGCAACGATGCACGACGCGTACAAGCAAGCGTGCCGCTGATGTGTGCAGATTGCAGATACGTCAGTGATTGTCGAGGCATCTGCCCTGTGATGCCCGACAGCTTGCGCAAAAAATTATGCTTATGCCATTACGTTTATTACGACGCTAAGCGAACAGCAAAGGAGGCGCAAAATGCTAAAAATTGAAGGACAGAAGATATCAATTTCTCAAGGCGATACGGTCAACCTGGGCTTCCGGCTTGAAGGCTATTCGCTTGAGGTTGATGATACAATCCGCTTTAGCGTAAAGGCCGATCCGTCAGAACAGGAGACGTTGATTGTCAAAGAATTTAGCGGGCTGGAAGGCGATGGATTTATTATCAGGTTGTCGCCGGAGGAAACCCAGATTCCGGCCGGAACTAATTATTGGGACATGACCTGCACGACGGCTGCCGGCGGACATTTTACGCTTAATTATCCAGCACCATTTATTGTGAGGGAGGTTGTACATAATGATTAAGACGGATGACCAGACTAATCCACAAATAGCCGTTCTGAGCACAGGCGGCACCGAGGCGCTTATCGTTGACAAAGCGGCACAATACGCCGCCGAAGCAGAGAAGCAGACCAAGGATGCTGCCGAAAGCGCGAAAGCATCTGCGGCCAATCGAGACAGCACGCGCCTAAGTGCCGGCGAAGCCGCAAAAAGCGAAGCGGCTAGCCAAAACTGGGCCGAAGGTACAAAGCCCGGCGGAGATGGCACGTACAGCTCTAAAGAGTGGGCAGACAAGGCCGAAGGCTATATGAATGATGCTAAAAGCAGCAAGGATGCAGCTGCAGAAAGTGAGCGCCAGGCCAAATTGAGCGAAAACGCAGCAGCACAATCTGCCATTGATGCTCAGACAGCTGTCACTGAGCCTGTATTGGCCGCAGCCGGCGTTACAATCCAAGATGGCAAATTGTGTTATGTTTATTACAAGGAGGTAGAAGGATAATGGCATTAAAACAAATTGTTGATCCGGCCTTACTGGACTCGACTGGACAAAAAATTCTGAAGGAAATGCAGGTTCAAAATGCATATTTGGCGCTGATGGTGCAGGATAAGATTCCCACGCTGGACAGCACATGGGATAAGGTAGCAATGCTCGTGAGAGCTGGGCATGGAAAGGCTGTATATGGTATTGGTGATAGATTTATTGATACATGGACAGATAAGGCCAACAATAACAAAGAGTACAACGATTACACGTGGCGCGTCGACCATCACGGCGATGTTGAACTGGAAAATGGCGATGTTGTACCCGGCATGTATTTGGCGACGCAGTGGACTCATCCTGTTGCCGTACAGTTCTGTCAATATCAGGCGTTTTATGTTACAGAAGCGGGGCTTGCTGCAGGCACTTATTATGTAACGCTGGACCACAGCTGGGGCTCCAAGGATTGCGTAAAAGGTGCAAGCTTTTGTTTTACACTCACCAAGCCTGTTCCGGCCGGCGGCAAATTGGCAGGCTTCCACCGCATCGCAGACGATCCGTATAGAAGCTGGGATGTACGCAGCTATGACGTGGACAGCAAAACGGTTATTGAGACCGTTAAGGTCGAGAAGGGTGCGACCGGCAGCTGCCTGATTAACGCTTGGGGACCTTACTACGACGGCACGAGCAACATCAACGGCCTGCAACGCACAGCATACGGCTATGGCCGCTGGTCGCAGAGCGCCATCAGACAATACCTCAACAGCGATGCCGATAAAGGAAAATGGTGGACTCCGCAAAATAAATTTGATTTGGCACCGGACAACCTGGACACAACATCCGGTTATCTGAGCGGCCTGCCTGCTAACCTTTTGGCAGCAATTAAGCCTGTAAAGGTTGTGACCTACACAAACACCTGCGAAACAGCTGATAAAGCAACGGAAAAAGATATTACATACGATAGAGTGTTTTTACCGTCGCTGGAAGAAATGTATATCAAACCGCAAGCGCCTGCCGGCGGCGAGGGTACGCCTCATGATTACTGGCGCATCATCAGCGGCAGCGGTCAGCCTGTTGCGCAGTACGGCACCTATCCGCGCTATAAACAATTTGCGCTGACTAGCAAGACAAGCTCGCAGTCTGTCCGCTTGCGCTCAGCCAGCCGTGGTAACGCCTATGATGCGTGGTGCGTCTCCTCGTCTGGCACCGTCAACAGCAGCCACGCTTATTGGGCCCTTGCGGTGGCGCCGCTTGTTGTAATTAGCTAATCACCAAATCTAATAATCCCGGCACCCACGGATGCCGGGAGATAAGAAAGAAGAATGAATAATGAGCGTACCGGTAGGAAAGCGCGGCGAGAATAAGCTTGCCGCGGCTATGGCGGCGCACGAACTAGCTGCTCATACAATCAAAATTTGCTGCAATACCAACGTATTTAAGCCAAAATATCAGACCGCGCTTACAAATGATATAGTGAGCACGGCTAAAGATATCGCAAAGCTTACAATGCGCGCCAATAACGTGCTGGTAAAATCAACGCAGCTCGCACAGCTGCGCTTACGCTATCAATATGAGGCAGCTGCAAAATGTAATGATATGCTGACATTGATACATTTGGCTAAACCGGTCTATCATTTACCCGGCAGACGCGTAAAATATTGGGCTGAGCTAATTATCAAGACACGCCAGCTCACTCGCGCTTGGCATGACGCCAATGCGCAAGAATATAAAAGCAAAGGCTATATAGCCTAGCTAATAACCGGGAAACAGGCTATTGCAGACTGTCCGCTTGCGCTCAGCCAACCGTGGTAACGCCTATAATACGTGGTACGTCAACTCGACTGGCAACGTCAACAACAACAACGCTAATTGGGCCAATGCGGTGGCGCCGATTGTGATTATTAGCATGGTCAAAAACATCTGCGCAGCAGGTGCGACCAAGCTCTTAACCAATCACAAGGAGCCTGTTATCCTTGCCTTACGGCTAAACAATACTGCGGCAACGCGCCGGACCTGCGGGCCTGAGGCGCTATGGTGCCGCGGAACTGGAAAGAAGAAACAATTGAATAAGCAAGAGCTAATCAGCTACGATGCATTATACGAAACCTATTGCAAATGTCGACGCGGCGTGAGCTGGAAACCGTCGGTGGCGCATTTTATCTTAAACGACATTGAAGAAATCACTAAATTAACAAATCAGCTCAATGATGGCACGTACAAGCCAAGAAAACCTAAGCCTGTCAAAATCACGTATCCTAAGCCACGGGATGGGCTGAGCATATCGTTCAGAGATCGCGTATATCAGCGCAGCCTTAACGACAATGCCGTGTATCCGTCCTTGACACGGCCGTTTGTGTACGACAATGCGGCTTGCCAAAAAGGCAAAGGCACGGATTTTGCGCAAGCTAGGCTAAAGCAGCATCTTAACAAATATTTTATGCAGCACGGCTATGATGGCTATATTCTGCAGGTGGATATCAAAGGCTATTATCCGCATATGCGACATGATGTCGCGAAGGTTGCCTTCAGAAAGCATTTAACTCCAGACGTGTACAAGATGGCCGCAGATGTGCTGGATGGGCAATATTCTGGCGACGTAGGGTACAACCCGGGCAGTCAGATGGTGCAGATTGCAGGCATATCCGCGCTGGACGGCCTAGACCACTATATCAAAGAGCGGCTACACGCCAAATTTTACTTGAGGTACATGGATGATTTTCTGCTTATCTATCACGATAAACATGTGTTGGAATTTTGGCTATACCAAATCAAAAGACAGCTGGCATTGATAGGTTTTGAGCCAAGCCCGAAGAAAACGACCATTAAGCCAATCAAGCATAATTTTAGGTGGCTGGGCTTTGACTACCATGTGACAATCACGGGCAAAATCATCATGAGCGTCAATCCTGCGCGAGTAAAGCATGAGCAACGCAAGCTGCGTCGTATGGTAAGACTTGCCAAACAAGGCCTGCTAACACGCGCAAAGATTGATGAATGCTATGCGAGCTGGCACAACCATGTAAGCAAGGGCAACAGCTTTAAGCTCTTGCAGCGCATGGATAAATATTATGCCAATCTTTGGAGGGAGGTGAGGACATGAGAATTGAGCGTGCGCAAAACATCTGCCAAGAGCAGGACACAGCTGTAGCGGCTGCTGAACTGGCACAAATTAAAGCTGATCAGGATTACATTAGTATGATGACTGGCGTGGAAATCGAAGAAGAAACGGAGGAAATGAGCTATGGGCAAGAAGTATAATTTGGTAAAGAGATATTATGATCAGGGGCTGTGGAGCGAAAAGCGCGTGCGTGATGCCGTAATCAAAGGATGGATTACAGAGGAAGAGTACAAAGCTATCATTGGCGAGGCGTATGGCGAGGAGGGATAAAATGAATTACCATCTGTTTATTAGTTCTGCTGTTGGAGCTGGGAAAACGCTGTATGAGGGATGGAGCTATAAGGCAGTTCTAGCTGCTATCATGGCGCTGCTGCTCCACAAGAACGCAGTTTTGTTTTATGCATTTAGCACATTGGTTTTTCTGGACTGCCTGACAAAATGGATTGCCATTGCGCATGACTATCTTGTCAAGCAGGGCAAAACGCCAACCTTGATGCAGTCTTTAATCGGCATCAAAGCGGCCCGCTCCGCCGGAGAAATCAAATCCGAAGTGATGAAACACAGATTTTTGGGAAAGATTTGCATTTATCTGCTGTGCGTGATGGCGGCTGGCGCGGCTGGTTTTATTATGGGTGGACATTTGAT